TTCCTGTTTCCCAAATAGTTTCAAAAGCACCTGAACCAATACTAGAATTGTATCCAAATTTATTAACCATAGAATAACCAGGAACTTTACCTTGTTGAATTGCTAAATAAAATGGAATGTCACCAACTGTACTTCCACCTGTTATTGGATTGACATTATTACAAGAAGACATTATTTAATAACTCCTATATACCAATTAAATCTTTCTACTTCTTGTCGTAGATCATTTTGATAAGAAGTATTTAATTGATTTTTTAATGTATCTAATGCTTCAATAATTTGACGTTGGTTTTCAGAACTATATTCTACGGATGGTTCTGGTATAGTAATATTAATCTGTGCCATTATCTTCTTCCATCCATATTAACATCTGCTCTAAATTCTCCAAATCTCCAATTGTCATCTACAGCAGTATTTTCAATTTTTAAACTAGCTAATCTTCCTCTTGCTCTACAATCGACCTTACTAGTATTACTGTTGACTGTAAATGGTCCCAAAGGCGAAGAAGATGGTGTTTGAATAGGAAAATCTTTTAATTGTATCGTAATTAAAACATTTCCATCTAAATTTTTAAAATCTGGTAAAAATCTACTTACTCTCATTAAATATTCTGCATCACCACCTTCATGTAATTGAAAATCTCCTGATTCAACATAAGCTGGAATAGCAACAGGGACATTGTTTAAGCCAATAGCATTTACTCCTGTCTCATGAGAAAAATAAGTAGATGCACCAAAACTGTTGGTAGCACCATTAATAGTTGGAAATTGAGGAGTGTCATTAAGATTAAATTCAGTTGCGTAAGGTAAATCATACGTAGAAGCATCTGCAAAGGTTGTTCTGGCTAAGGTACTGGTAGCCCATGTATTTTCCACGAAATTATATAAAACAGATCTATCTACTTGAGTTGCTGTTTCACTTGGATAAAACCAAATAATTTCATTAAATAAAGAATTGTGGGATGCATACACTAATTCAGAGGAAGAGTAATTAATACCAGGATTTCCTCCAATCGTAGAGAACACATAATCTTCTACCAACGAAGGTATCTGTTTAACCGTTCCGTCAAATTTAAAAAATCCTCCACCAAAACCCATCCAATATACCGCTCCATCCGCATAGACAACGGAATGCTGTCCAATACATCCGCAGTTCGTTCCCACTTGTCTAATAGAAAAAGTAAAAGGAGTTCCCACATATTGCATAACGTAAGCAGCTTGATCTGTTAAAACTAAATTATAATCTTTACCTGATATAGCAGCTACAATTTTATTTCCTGTATCTAATCTAAAAGTACCTGCTGTATTTACTGAAGTAGGTTGATACACATTATAATCTTCTTGATCCGAAAAACGAATAAACATTGGATCTTGAGTATTAGGACTTCCAATAGTAGTTTCAGTTCCAAAATGAATTAAATGTCTATCCCTATCCGATACTAAAGTTAACCTTGTAGACGTAGGAGCCCCAGACATAAGCACAGCCCTTTTTTCCAATGGATTAGATAAAGCTGGATCCCAAATAAAAGTTTCTCCATCTTTTACTGTTGCAATTAATCGTTCTCCAAAATTATCTAAAGACCAAGAACCTGGATCTAAAATAACGGTAGAAGTCGTAGAACCAGAACCCCATGTTAATCGTGACCATGTCGAAGTACCCCAACCATATCCATATGTTTGATTAATAGGTCCAATGTTTACGTAAGTTTGAATATCGGTAGATCCTTGAGCAGACATTCCTGTGCCTGATTCATTAGAAGGCATTGTAATAGTAAAAGTATTTGCTGTAACAGTTAATACTTCAAATGGATTGGTTTCAAAATCTGCTGTGGTATATCCAGTTTCTCCTCCACCAGGTAAAGTTACATTATCAAAAATAAAATAATCTCCTACTGCTAAATTATGAGATGTTTTATTTACAGTAATTGTTGCCGAACCTGTAGTAGAATCAAATGTATATCCTGTAGTAGCATTGTTTAATGGAGTAATGTCATAAAAAGCATCTTCGTAATAAATTAATAATACTTTAGAAGTACCAATGGCTGCATATTTTTGACCCACTAAATCATTCCATGTATGCTGTGCTCTTGCAGGCCCTGCTATCGTTTGTTGTCCAATAGCTTTCCAACCACCTATTTTTTGTGGTTGTCCATAACGAAAACGAACAAAGTCTCCACCAATCCATTGTCCTTCGGCTCCAGATGCTGTATCTGTTTTATTAAATCCTGGTCTTATTTTTACACTTTTTAATGGCATTAATTCACCCTCAAAAATCTATATTTAATTTCTCCGTTACCACCAACACCACCGTCAGAAGATCCTCCACTAACTTGAGCACCACCGCCGCCACCTCCAGAACCTCGTGTTCCTGAACCTCCTGCTGTTGATGATCCTGTTGGAGAACCTGCTCCACCAGAAATATTACCAGCATAAGAAGCGGCACCATTACTTCCACCTATTTGACAATTATCACCACCACAGTTATTAGATCCAGAAATATTTCCCACTGCACCATTACCTGATTGATTAAAAGTCCCTACTGGTCCTGAAGTATTTGATGTAACATTTTTAGTAGTGCCATCAGAATCTTTAAAAGTACCTGATGTAACTGCTGTACCTGAGATAGTAGCTGTTCCTGCTGTTCCTGCAGTATTAGTTCTTAATGGTCCTTGAACGCTTCCACCTGTACCCGAAGATCCCCCACCAGCACCTAAAGTAAATATAGACCCTGCTGTAGAACCAGATAAAGTAGTAGATGTTCCAGCAGATGCAATACGTGGTTGTTTAAAATTTGCTGTTTGATTTCCTGCCGCTCCTCCAGAACCAACAGAATAACTGATGGTTTCTCCTTCGGTAACTGAAAAAATTTTATCTGATACATAAGCTCCTGATCCGCCTCCAGCCCCTGCTGATTCTCCACCTGCTTTATCGTAGTCTGCTCCACCTGCTGCTCCACCGCCGCCACCTACTGCATATTGAATATGAATTGCATTAGCACCATCAGGTACTACAAATGTGCTAGATCCAGAACTTAATGTTACATAAGAAGTTGCAGTAAACGCTGCAAATACTTGTTGCCAAGTACCTGATACATTTGCATATGCTTCATCTACTTCTTTCCAAGTTCCTGATACATTAGCATGTATTTCAGTTATTTCCTCAAAAGTTCCAGAAACTTTTCCATATGTATTAGTCATAACTATCTAATATACCCTAATGCTTCATCTGTATTAATATTATTTGGATCTTCTAAAATATCAATTCTTGATACAGAAGATACATTACCTTTTTCATTTTTAAATTGCTGTTCTACTTCTTTAATATTAAAAGAAGAGTTGTATACTTCTTCTAAAGAGCTGATCTCATTAGTAGAGTAATAAAATTTATATACAGCCATAAAGCCTCCTATGGTGAATATACAAACCAAAGATCTCCGTCATTTCCTCCTGTTGGAGAACTTGTGCTAATAGTGAATTTTCTTTGAAGTTTTGCTGCGGTTACAGCATCATTTACGATTTTAGTTGTGGTAATTTGATTATCTGAAATTAAAGCACTTGTAATAGCATTGGCTGAAATTTTAGCTGTAGTAATTTGATTATCTGAAATTAAAGCACTCGTAATAGAGTTTGCATCAATTTGTGCTGTACCAATGGTTCCTCCTAATGTATTTAAAGCAATTTCGGTTATGTTCGTTCCATCGGAAAAAGCAGCATGAATTTTACCTTCATCTAAAGTAAATCCAGTTCCAGAAACTGTTTTAAAAGTTAAGGTATAAGCACCATGAGTTGTTGCATCTTGTACAATATAAAATTTTTCAATACTGTCTGGTACTAAAACTTGCCTACTAGCAGTAAGTGTTCCTGTAAATTTTAACACCATATTTCTAGCATTAGAAATAGATGCATCGGTCATGGCTAAAGTTACATCTGCAGCAGCTACATCAATTGCTTCATAGCCAGCTATTGCTTGTTGAACTAAATTTAAATTAGTATTAGTTTTAGTTCCCCATGTACCAGCATTTTCGCCAGTAGCCATAAGTTCTAGTTTAAGATCTGTTGAATACGTAGATGCCATAATTGTTATATTATATACCCCCTAAGCTGCTATATCAACTTCTATCCATGTATTAGAATCTTGCGTATCTACTTCTGTCCAAATATTAGTAACATCTGGATCTACATTAGACCAAGCAGTAATTAAAGGACTTCCTAGAGATATAGTGGAAGAAATTCCTGTTACATTTACAGGAGTATTTAAATCAACGGTTACACTATTAATAGAAGTAGATAATGCACTTCC